TTCCGTAAGCCAAGACAAGATCGTCCGTCGAAAAAATCACATCCCTTGTCTGACTGTCTATCTTGATGTCTGCGCCAAGAGCACGTTCAAATGGCGTCAGTGCAATGGATTGTTCACTTTCTTTTCTGAAAACCCTCTTGCTGGAAACAGCCGCTGCCGATTTCGGTTTTGGATAGAGAATATCCGAACCATATGCAATTACATTCGTCAATCCCTCTGAATCGATCACATCCTGAGATGCAAAATATGGATACTTGAGATCATTCAGCAATACCAGCTCGGTCCACCTTCCCGAATCGCCCAGCAGCCTTTCCGCTATGCTTCTTACATCATCTCCTAATTTCACCGTTGCAGTAACTATGTCTGAATTTGCGGTATCGATGTTCTTGAGTGTTTCCACCCATGATTTGTTCCAGTCGATTTGGGAAGCGATTCTTGCGCTTTTTGGAGGTATGAGAGTATTTGGATTTATGTCTTCAGAAACCGGCCTTGAAACATTGAATTTTGAAGGATCTCCGTCTGCAATGTCAAGAGCGCCACCGCCAACGGTCGAATTGGTTTTGGTCGTTTGTGCAACATCATCTGTCTGTGCGTTGTTTGCTGCATAAGTGTCGCTTCCCGGCAGACTTGCCGGTTGTTCCCTGTCTCCACCCAAAAGATCTGTAGCGGCTGGAGGTATTTCTGCACCGCCTATTGTAGGCGTTCCATCTGGTGAAGTATATGGATTGCCCGTATCGACCGATTCCTGACCTGCTGTAGCGGCTTCCTCCGAATCGATGATGTTTCCATCGGGATCTGTGTGTGAAGCCACCTGATTCTTTTGGGTGTTGTTTATCCTGTCGGCCTTGTCGTTTGGAGTTTCCTCAAACGCCTTGTCATTGAACAGCCATTTCAAGACTTCCCGTTCTGCATCTGCAACCTTCTTTGCATTCTTTTCATCCCCTGCAATCTCCAGTGCCGCATGGACCGCTCTAAGATCCTCTATAAGGGAACGAACTGCATCCCTCTTGAAATTTACAAAATTGGGAAGCCTTCCGGCCTTTACATCTGCATATGTGTTGGCAAGTGCAATCACCCTCGCCATTATTGTCGAACTGAAACCATCGACTATCGACGATATCTGACCTGCCGCTGCATTCAACTGGTCAACGAATTCGGATGTCCTCTGCAATATTGCATCAAATTCACGATAAAATGGAATTGCATCAAGAAGCCTTTCAGCAATACCCTTGGTGTCCGACCCGTCATATGGATATAGTGTTTCCAGTTGAATGTTGTAATGCAGATTAAAATTGTGCTCCACTGCATCTTCAGAGGTAAAGGTTTTCGGTTCTACAACCCATGCCTCTTGCCTTCGCCTTGAGACATATATCAATTGCAGCAGGTTTCCCATGTCTCCATATCGTTTCAGGAATGCATACCGCCTGAATACCGTTTCCAGAAACTTGAAACCTTCAAAACCGGAACCGATGCCGCTGTCTGGGAGCCTTGCCCTTCGTTCCCCCGGATAAACCCCTGTGGAACCGCTGATCTGAATGTCCTTGCTTACCATTCCCTCCGAATTGATTATCTTGCCTCCCCCTTGTGCATATTGAACTGTATATGCATGCGGTTCGGTAATGGTTTCCCGCTGTGGATTGACGTTGAAGGGAATCTGGATGGTTGAGGATTGGATGCCTTTGAAACCGATTGCATCTATGCCGAATCGTGAATACGGGTATTTGAGAAGAAAGAAATATTCGGGTATTGATTTGTCTGTCGTTCCCGACCACTTGCTTCGGTCTGCGGCCTCGTCGTTGTATTGTTTTATGCCGGTTTGTCCTGTCTCGTCCTGCTTATACAACAGCCTGAAACTGTCTTCTCCGGTCAATGTTCCAAGAACATCACCGAAAACAGAATTTATAATATCGCCAGCCGCACTGCCTAATGCATCGAGTCCGGGTGTCTGTGCAAAGCCTAATGCCATGTGAATATCCTCCCCAAAGCATTTTATCCAAAATACAAAGTGATGCTAACTTCTATATAAGCGGGACCGCCGGAGCTGTTAAAGGCTGTGGACCCGCAGGTGGAGGAACACTGTTCAATCCGTTAACTGTCACTGTTAGTAATAGTGTAGCCTCTCTGAATTTTACCGGAAACTGTGAATCTTTGGGATCTGAAACAGGCGGTGCTGTAACCAGTTCAACCAGTTTAGCCTTTCCCGCTGCAACGGATGCAGGATCTATTACGACTGGAGGTATTATTGCACTGAAAATCGTTGCCGGTGTCGGAGGCGGTATGAATGAACCCGGCGCTATGACTGGAATCGTGGAAAGTATTGCAAGTTCCCATGCATCTGCAAATCCCTGTATTCCTGCAAGTGCATCATTGGTCGGTGTAAGAGAAATCAATGCAGATGCAAAAACAGGCACTGGGAAAGGAAAAACCCATCCAACGGATGTAAGGACAGCAGGATCTGGCTCGATTCCCACTATTCGCAATGCATACCAGTTCGCAAAATTCAAGGCCCAACTGTTGTCAGACACCTTGGGCAGGTTTTCAAGCTCGTCTTTCCATGTTTGAAGAGGATCTATAGGCATTAGAGGCTTCCCTTTATCAGTCCGAGTGATGTCTTGACTGCCGCCAGTTGCGTTTGCACCGTTGCAAATGCCGCTGCATTGTTTGGAGGCCCGGAAGGACCGACAGCCGTTGGAACGGTGATGAGTTGTATTTGGGCCATAGTTGTGTCCAATTGCTGCAGTGTCTTGTCGATTAAATCCAAAAGCTCTGCGGCTGCACTCCCCATTGCAACCAGACCGCCTTCAAGTTTTAATTTCCCGCCCGTTCCTTCTGCATCAATTGCACCGTTTTTCATATGCAAAAGTGTTCCCGATGGTGTTGTGGCCTTTATTCCATCAGCTCTGCTTACATCCAGTTCATCTCCGAATGCGGTTTTCAAATTGATATTGTCGTTGATGCCATCGATCAGGATTGCAGTGTCTATGGATTTAAACTCCATGACATCTGCATCTGCTATCCAACTGAATTTCCCAACCGATGTGGTGAATGACATTCCATCATCATTCAGGACAATCTCATTCTCATTCAGAGCGCCCTTGTTGATTATTTCGACGCCATCTGGGCTCGATTTGATTGAATTTTCACCAAAGTTGTTTTCGGACAATATCTCTATTGTCTGCTCTTCTGCATCAAAAATGACCTGTTGCACATTTCCAGCGATAAAGTCAAAAGCTGACAGTCTTGTCTTGCCCCCCTCGGTGTTGTCCATTTCAAATTCAAGCGCCTGATTCAATCCCAAGAGAGGATGTGCAAGTTTGAAAAATATCTTCTTGTCATGGTTTGCATCAAGGTCGGTTGTCTCCGACTGATCGATCGTGACATTTCCATCCTTGTCGATGCTGAAATTCGTTCCGTTGTATCTGATTCTATAGTTCTCTCCATCCTCTTCATTGCCGGGACGGGGATCTGGAGAATGACCAAGCCCGAATCCATCCTTTCTGCCGGAAAGGTTATGTGGGAAGACCTTTACAATGACCGGCTGCTTGATGTCTGCATTCACGAATTGAACCAACACGACAGTGCCATTGTGTTTTTTTGAATCGAGTCTGGTCTGGTCGAATATGGAAAAATCAAGGTTTCTTTCAGCGGCTATCGGACTGTAGTGGACATAGTTGTCATAGTCGGCCTTGTCCAGAAGGAAAGGCACACTGTAGAGCGGAATGCCGAATCTTGGGACATAGACATCGCAAACATATGTTTCGCCCTCCCTGTTTTCATCAGCATCCAGAGGATATGTTCTCAGGACATGGGCCTTGACCGGAAAGGGAATGTAGGAAGGTTCCTTCTGAAAGTTTTTCATCCTCTCGCTGAAGTTCAAACCGTCCTGAATGACAGTGCCATCGTTCAGTTCCATGTTCATGCCAAGCCTCCCAATGCTCCCGTCAATGTCGAGAATATATCTCCACCGTTTGATTCTGCGGTCAGATCATACCGCAACCCCCTTGTGACCGTAAGAGTAGTTGTAATCAGCTTTCCAGCCTGAAACTGGTCGGCCACGCCTTGAATATAAGACAATTCAGCTTTCGGATATGGATTGTCAGGCGTCACCCTTGTTTCAATGTATGTGCATGGAACGCCAACCCTTGCTTCCGGCATGAACCTGCATACCATTCTGCCGTTCAGGAAAACAGGATTGAGAAAATACCAGTTCGCCAACATGCCCGAAAATTCCTTCATGGTCTGGATGTGGCTTTGGTTGTTGCTGGATGTCCTGTTGGGTGCGGCATACGGAGTTGAAACCTCCAACATCCTGAAGCCGAATCTCTTGATGCTGTCCGTGTCAACGTAAAAGCCCTTTTCCTCGCTTAAAAGCAACTTGTCTTGGTCCATAGAGGACCGCCCGGATGGAAAGGAACCGAGGCAAACGAAACCATTGTACCTTTCATGGCCTGACAACCCCACATGATAGTCAAGAAGAGTAGGAGTATAGCTTATGCTCCCGCTTGCAATGTTTCTTGCCCTTGAATTGCCTATTATGTCCGACAGACCTTCGGTGGTTGCAACCGGCCCGACAACGGTTATCGACTGGTCTATTATGTCGAGCATGGACTTTGAAACATCAGATATGTTTACACGTTCCAATTCAACATACTTGGCACCCATAAAGTTTCTTGTGTGTTCAGAAAGGCCGGAAACCATTTCTTCTGGAATATCAAACGGCCTTTGCCTCATGACCACTGTTGGAATGCTTCTGGATGAAAGAATCTTTCCTTTTTCAGGATCTCCATCAGGGCAAAGGTCCATCCAGAATTCGTTGAAGGCTGCATTGCTCAAATACTTGATGAAGTCCAACGCACCGCCGCTGACATTGTTCATGAATGAATTGTCGAATATCCTTCCATGCGTGTTTTTGATGCCCTTCAAAGATATGACCGTCAATGGACTGGTGTTGATGTTGTTTCTTGCGTCATTTATTAGTGTTGTCAATCTTGCAAATGCTGTAGCAGTGCCAATCCCGGTTACACTTGTAAGGCTTGCCCTGATCGTGTCCAATGCATTGAAAATCGTTTTCGTCACGTTTTCGATTGTCGCCCTGTAAGACAAAGGATCTGTCAGGTCGTCTATCAATGCTGGAGGCAACTGCCATTGAGGCATTGGTATCAATGTCAGGATTGCGTTCAAGAATTCTGAAACCATTTCATCCGGCCTCTTGTCGTCGGCCTTGATGAGCGTTCCCCACCATGCACTGATTGCATTCATTCCCGGTATGAATTCACTGTAGTATATGGACAAATCCTGCAATATCGCTCCAAAGCTCCGTCCTGTCACCTGATAACCGACAACAGTTCCCTGATCTCTTCCCGGTCGCCTTGTGATCTTTTCAATCCTGTCAACTTTTCCCAACATGCGTTCATACATTATCAGTCTTTCGGGAACTGAACGCTCCATCTGATTTGATATTTTTCCGCCTGAAACCAAAGGCCCGGCACCGGGAACAGGTATTGACAAATTTGATTTGCTTGGAATGATCGACGGTGACGATTTGATTTTCAAGTCGCCAGATGCAAAGTTGTAAAAGGCTTCGTTGCTGTCATCAGGCTTTGATGAAACCAGATCGCCCATGAATATCCGCAGAAAATCATCCGGCTGAATGATCTCATCCCACGGTGCAGTTGGAAGCAGGGTAAAAGAGAATGAACCGCCCACATCCCTGATTGAACGGGAAGACAGACAATCCCTGATCTCAAAATAAAGGTCGGTCTTTGTCCTGTTGTTGTAGGATTCCCTCTGTTGATGGTAAATCCTGATTCCGCAACCCGACTGCTGTTCCTTGACATATCTGCCGTGAATTTGTTTCGGTGAAGGACTGGTGAATTTGTCCAAATGAGATTTTGCTTGATCAAAAAGGCTCATGCGTAACTCCCGCCTATTCGGCCTCCGATGTTGCCTGTTCTTGAGAATCTGCTTTCATCGATTGAATTTCTTATTTCGTCTGATTTTTCTATTCCTCCCCTCAGAAGGTTTGCCAATTGTTGAAACTGGCTTTCAGATATCTTCATTTCAGATGTCTGCGCTGTTTTTCTCTCAACGGTCCTCGGCCTTGTCTGTTCATCCGACTGCATGGACGGAACGGTTTCAGGCGATCTTTTCATCTGAGGCACTTCTATTTCCTTGGGAACAGCCTGTTCCTTGATCTTGCCGGGATCGAAACCGAGAAAACCGCCTCCGAAACCTCTTTCTTCTTTTATGCGCTCTCTTCTCTTTTTGGATTCCCCTGTCTCTCCATATTGCCTTTGAAAATCTTCTTCAGACATCTGTTCTATACCCATAGAAGATGCGATTTCTTTTGGAAGCATCTGAAACAAGGATGCAATGCCTTTTTCAATCATGTCGAATTTTCCACCCTCGACATTCTCCCTCTGCATTGTCTCGTCTTGCTCGATCAATTTGTTGATGCCCGTTCCAATGGCGACACCTGCTCCCAGTGCAGCAGACACACCAAGAAACTTTCCTCCCCATTTCAACAGATTGCCACTGAATTTGTCAGTAGCGGAAGCCGCACCGCCCATTTTCTTTGCAATTGTATCAGTGTTTTTACCCAAAGTGCTGAAGGAAGGGAGCATTCCCTTGACCATTTCTCCGAGTTTTCCAATGCCCGGAATCTTTGTCACCGCCTTTCCGAGAAGTGCGACAGCCCCAACGCCCATGACCGCCTCTCCGACACCCAATCCCTCGGTTTTTCCTCTGGTCCCGCCAAAAGCCGCTATGATGTTTTCGGCTGAATCGGCAGTGGTCTTGTTCAATGCAGTGATCGCCTCTTCAATCTTTAACCATGCCTTGTCGGCATTAGTCGCAAAATCATATATGGTATTTGTCTGTTTCGCCTGTTCCTCAAGCAGTCGGAGAGAAGGATCTTTCATTCCATCCATGATCTTTTTCAATTCCGTCTGGTGCTTGGATGAAACCTTCCCCTCTTTGTCAATGGATGCCATCAATTCCCTGAGTTTCCCGATTTGGGTTAGCCCGACACCCAGTTCTCGCATCATTCTGACATCGGCAACCTCAGTGCGACCGCCTGATTCTGCGGTATATTGATCTATTATCCGCCTGACACGATCTGTCGCTTTCACTTCATCCTGTTCGCCTCCAAACAGGCCGCCCTCCATGAATTTCATGGCCTCGTAGTAGCGTTTGCCGGGCTTCATCTGGTTGATGCCCTCAATCACTGGTTCTTGGCCTCCCGGTGCAAATCCGAATGCCCTTAGAAGTGTTCCGGCACCGGGACCGCCAGCGCCACGGCCAACCTGCCTCATCATCTGGTCGATGCTTCTGATCGCTTGCATCTCAGGCCCACGGAAAAACGATTCCCCCCGACCTGAACCCTGATAAAGGCTTCCCATTGCCTCTGCAATCGCCTTGGCATTGTTTTCACCTGATATCTGCAAGATTTGTTCCTGCAACCCGATGACCTGCTGGGTGAAGGTGGTTATCCTCGCCCTGTCCATCCCCGCCTTGACGCCTTCACTCATGACCTGTTCAAGATTCTGCACTTCCCTTCCGGGCATGGCCGCACCGCTCATCCTCATGGCCTCGGCCTGACCGCCCAACTCGCCCCGTTCCAATCCGAATCCGGTTGCAAGCCTTGTGGCCTCGATCATCTGCTGTCTTGCTCCACGACCACCGACCTGCCTGGCGAACTGTTGCATGAACTGCACATTTTCTGGAGCGCCATATCCCAATTGCTCCATTTCCCTGCCGGATGCCTCGCCCCTGAACGCCTGTTCGCCCTCGGCACCAAGCATGCCCATCAATCTGCGCCTCTGAGGTGCCATTTGGTGGGCCATTCGATAGGCCCGATACCCCTGCATGGTCGCAGCACCTCCGAACGCAAGAGCGCCTCCTATGGCCGCACCACGACCCATGCCCAATAGTTTTGCACCAAGCCCGACACCCTCTCCCTCTGGCGTTTCCCTACGCACATGTCTGGTAATCTGCGCTGCGGTTGACACGCCGGGCAACCTGAGACTGGAGGCAATGTCCAACAGTCCAAGGTCGGAACGCCTTGCCTTGCTTATCTTCTGTTCCTGTTCAAATCGGCCTTTCGCCAGTTTGAATATATCTTGGTGGGCCTTTAGCTGTTTTTCGGAAACATCCCTTTCATCCCTCGCCAATTTTAGATTCTCACGGTTCTTGACGTTCCTCTGGTGAATCAGTGAAAGCTCTTCCTTGGCAAGCTTTCTCAGCTTCGCACCGCTGGCCTCTTCAGTGTTCAATATTTCCTGAAGCTGTTTCTTCTTTTCCTTGTTCAACCTGCCGTCCGTGGCCTCTCTGAGTTTTGAAGATTTCTTGTATTCGTCTTTTATTTTCTCATTGATCTTTTCTTCGTCTTCCTTCGCCTTGCCCAGCCGATCTTCAGCGGCCTTGAGAGAGACTGAGAAATCATCCATGCCCTCTACGGATATGCCGTACAGTTTTCTGGCCTCTTCAGCCGCCTTGCTGATGGAGTCCTTGAAAAACGACATCTCCCTGACTTCATCCCGACTGTGATCTCTGAGCATCGACATGAGTTCAGTCATTTTCTCGAATTTTACTGACATGTCATCCAATGTCATGTTTAATATTTGAACACTGGTATTCGTTTGTTCAACAGCAGATGAAATTTCTTCCATCGGAATATCGTTTTCATTTTTGGGCATGTTCATCCTCCCATTTTTTCAGCCATCTTTTTCAAGACAGGATCTTCGTCCAATGCATTTTTCATCCATTCTTCGCTGGAGTAATCGCAATGTTTGACCTTTGTTCCTGCAGCGGTTATTGTCTCTCCTTTTTCATTGGTTTGCATCCCCTCAAATCTGGTTCTCGCTGCAATAGCCTGTCCTTTTTGAGTTTGAAATGTTTCCATCTCGAAAATATCAGGTCCGTCCTTTATGTGTGCAAACGCCTTTTCCATGTCAGGCACTTCGCCTCTTCCAAATGCTTCCTCCAGCTCGTCAATCAAGGGATCTCCGGTCTGGTAATAGAAATATCCGGTTTTTTCGTCGGCCTTTTTTATAATCCCCTTTAAATCCAAGCTGTCCGGGTTTTCCCAGTAGTGTTGTTCCCAAAGCTCAAGCAGAGCCTCTTCAGGTGTGTAGAGGTCGAAAGAATTATATCGTGGAATCTTGAATCGTGCAGTGTACTCTATCCTTGCCCGTTCCCAACCGTCATCAAGATTCTGCCTTGCCTTTTGCTTGATTCCGTCAATCCAATTTGAAAAAACCGACTGAGAATCATCCCGGTCGGCTTCCTGAGCTGTGAATATTTCCTTGGGACTGGACTTGAAAGGAATATTACTTGTCTTCCCCCAATCCAGCATGTGGCTTTTCTCCCGTGGAATAAAATGAATTCTGGTATTTGATTACCTCTGCATACAAGGCGAAAAGAATTTCGTTGTCTCGAACCTCGTCAATCCATGAAGAATCTCCGATCGGCTCTCCCTTTTGGTCAAGGGGATCAGCAAGGACCGAGATAGTTCCAATGGTGTCGATCAACAAAGCCTCGCTCTTGTTTATCGGTGTCATGCCCCCAGTAAGGCCGCTCTTGGTGTTCACGATCTGGACCGAAAGGCGTGGCGTTCTCCGATAGATTCTGAACCTTCTCGAATAAATGCCGACATCCTTCATGTCCGAATCGTGCCTGAAAAGTATGTCTTTATGCTGTTCTATCTTCATCTATTCCTCTTTTATGCTGCTGCGACGTCACCAATTGTACCGTCGTTTTCCCCGTCTTCAACAGATATTCTTGCGACAAATACGCAGTTTTCAGCCACCGCACCGGCGGCAGTTATATCCCAACCCTTCTGACTGCACTTGACACCCTTGATGGTGTAAAGCGACTTTTGGGTTACACGATCATAAATGGTCGCAGCCAACTCGCCCGACTTGATGATGTTCAATCCATCGGTGCCGAATGCTGGCATGATCTGTGGAGAAGTCAATGAACCGTCATTGTCGCCTCCTTCCCTCAAACCGGGAAAGCTGGCACCTGCGTTCATTCTTGTTTGTGAGCCAAGCCTTGAAAGATTGGCGTTCATTTCAACGGTGTAGGCAACAGGGACATGTTCTATTACTTCAAGATGTCCAAGGACATTCAAAGGCTGATAGTTGATGTTTGTCGTTCCATTGACACCAAGGGCATATCCAACGGGGCTTCCACCCAGCTTGAATACGGCTCTTGCTCCAGTAAACACTTGTGATGCTGGCATTTCAAACTCCTTTCTTGGTTATCCCTCTCTGATGCCCACAACGATAGGAAGAACGAAGTTTATACCTTCCCAAGGTATAACCGGCACTTCATATTCGAGCCTTCCGCCTGTTGTCGATATCAGGTTTACCTGTGAAAAATCGTATCCCTTGATTGACCTTGTGACATCCCTCTCAACATCAAGAGATTCTTGAATCGCATCCAAGACATCTTGCTCGGAGAATGCAGAAACGCCGACGAACTTCTGTTTCATGAACTGTCTGTGGTTGAATGAGAATATGGCGAAACTTTCTACTGTTTCAATATAGATGTTGGCGTTGTTGCCGTCACCCAGCCATGAAGTGTAACCGGCGACGATGCGAAGCTGGTTGTTTTCATCGGCAGATGCAATCAAAGCGCCTTTCTCGACCAGTTCTGCTCCATCTTCAACGGGATTCCAAGAAACATTCTGGTTTATTCCCGATATCGGCAGAACCTTGTTGGTAAGAGGCGTTCCAATAGCACTTCCCGCCTGTGTCTGAGCGCAGACAACGGCAAAACCATACTCTGGGAATTCGACAAGATTACCGTCGATGTCCAGATCTGTGATCTTTTGGCTTGTGACCGCAACATATCTTGACCCCATTCTCGCACACTCTGCGATGAATGCGTCCTTGTCGCCAGCAATGCTGACAAACGACTGCGCTTCACTTCGGCCAAGAATGGATGACCTTGACTGCACATGGTCCTTTACCTGTGAATTGATCGCCTCGATTGTAATTGTCGAACCGTCCTGACTGTCGGAGCTGAACAGCGGAACAACTATGTTTGTCCTGAAGTTCAAAAGCTCATTCAATATTGCTTGAACGTCGGCATTCGATGTTGTTCCCCTTGTACCGCCTGAAAAAACAGATGTTGCAAGTGTTCCCGGCACTTCGTCGCCTTCGTTTTCCGTTCCCCTGTCGATTGAGGAAAGAAGCTGGGACTGTGTTTCGGCCCAATCCTGCAATTCCTTGATTGATGCGACAAACCCGTAAATGGCTGTCTTGACATCTTCTGCTGAAAGAACAAGGTCGAGGTCAACTGCATCAAACTGTTCATCAGCCGCTTCTACTGTTGCGGTGTATCCTGTCAGTGCAGAAATCTGGTTTGCAATAGTGACAAGTTTCAATCCGGTCACATCGAGATCGATGTCTGCGGAACCATCTGTCTGATCGCCAGCAAGAGTGACAGCCAATTTCAAGGCTCCAGCAACCCAGCTCAATGTCATCTGTGCTGTAGATGCATCACCTGTATACTGAAGGTTCAGATAAGACTTGGAGCCAACACCTATTGATGTTTCCGGCACACCGTTTTCATCACGAACTGTAAGAAACTTGGCACCTGAAACGGTTGCAATCTCTGCAGTGTAATTTGCAGTGAATGCGCCATACTGAGCGGTATTGAGAACTATCGATGCATCGTTGTCAACATCCACGCCCAATACGTCTGTTACAAATGTAAAACCTGTTGGAACGCCACCGTCAACGGTTTCTGTTGCAGCGCCAAGGTCATCATTTGATGCGGTGACATCTGCGGTGCTGACTGTCGCTGTAACTCCCGCCACTGCGTCCATTGCCGCCTGAAGTGCTGCGGCAACCGTTGGTGCGGTGTCGTCTGTTGCAATTACAACCTCATATGCAGTTCTTCCCGGCACTACAGGCGCAACCCCGCCCCCGGTATTGAACCAGAACAGCATTGAATCTGTCGGGGTGTCGTATGGAAAATATGTCTGATGCAGACTGTCTGAAGAATCTGCAACACATGTGATGATCGTTCTCTGTGCTGCACCGGGATTAAGACCTCCCGCCTTGAGTGTTGATATTGTTGAGTTGTTGGTCTTGGCGCAAAGAACTGTCGAGGCACCGGCCTGAACAACGGTGTCGCTTCCCGACCTGAGAGCAATTCTTGTCATGTCTGCCAGCGGTCCAGACTTGAACGTGTCCTTCACGATTGATGGAGATGCGCCGCCTGGAATAACTGTTATTCCGGGTTCTCCACCGTCAGCCTCTCCGACAAGCGCCACAATTCCAACCCCGCCGCTTACGGGTGTCAATAGTCTTGTCAAATCCAGATACGAGTATGCATCCGGTATTACGAGCTTGGTTCCTTGGAAAATCACGCTACGGCCCATGATTCATCCCCCCTAATATGATTTAAACAATTCATCAAATTCTTTTTCGGTGGCAAATGACATGCCCTTCTTCTCGGCATATGCTATTTTACCCCCACGTTCCCAAATCTTCACCTTTTTGGCTCTCAAATAAAGATCCACATGAATCTTTTTCGGATCTGAGGACCGCAAGCTTTTGTTGGCAAGAACATCTGAGGTCAGTTTTTCCTTGCCGTAATAACGATACTTTTTCTTTTTCTTTTCGACTGTCTTTATGCTCATCTGTCACCTCTGCCATATTTATCAGCATCATAGATGTCTGATAGTTCTTTTATTGTCGCCATAATGCGACTGGATGCCAGCATTTTAAATGCATGCGGCCTATGAATGATTTTACGGGAAATTGCATTCTCGTTAAATATCGAAACGATTTTACCGGATATGGAATCGTATTGCATGTGGCTTGGATTTTGTATCTTGTACTTCTTTACCAAGCGTTTAACAAATTCGTTTCTGAACTCCATGATGTTGTCCTTGTATTCACCGAGATTGGCCCCCAGTTCATTGTGGACCGCTTCCATCCTTTCTATCTTCTCGAAGAGTCGTTTCTCTTCCTCTGTCACTTCAAACTCAAACTTCAAGGTACAATTTCCTCCGGGTTTGCTTCCGGCAGAATCTGGTCGCCTCCGACTGGTTGCCCGTCATTGGAAACTGTAAACGCCAGTTCGCTGTATCCCACTTTTTTGACTGGTATGAATTCCTCTTTTTCGCCTCTCAACAAACAGGCTTTCTGGTAGACGAAAAGACCGGACTGCAAGTATTGCGAAGCCGGTTCAAGGTCAAGCCATGTCATGTTCTGGTTTCTGAAACCATACGCCTCTATGGCATGCCTGTACTTCAAAAGAGAAAACTTGATGAAAGCATGCCACAAAACAGTTTCATCATAATTTGGAGTGATGATTGTAATGTTGTAGGTAAAATTCGCATCGGAACCTATCAGCTCATAGGCTTCATCGGAATCATCCACAACACCCCTCTGCACTCCCAGATATTGCCCCTCGTCCTCGTTGCCTGAAACAATCGATATCGCTGGCAGGTCTGACAATTCCCTCGGAAAACCGTGAACAATGTTGATGTTCGCACTAGCAAGATAATCCTTCATCTCTTGCAGTGTGGGAATGGAATTCTTGAATATGCTTTCTTGGCCGCTTTCACTGCCACGCCTTGGAATTTCCTGCAGTCTCTTTTGAAAAATGTCCATTATCAACTGCTCATAGACCGGCTCGGCCTGATTTTCAGGCGTCAAATCCCTTCCCATCTTGGCAAGCGGATCTGCAAAGAAAAGGCTGTCTATCACGGACGGATCTTTCATGATGTCGTCCACGCCTATCCTGATCGCATATTCAATTAAAAGTTCTGCTGAAACAAATGCCATTATATTCTCCTGACCGGGCCTGTCCTGATTGCGCCTCTGGCCGTTTTCTGTTTGTACCAACGAGGCTCTTTGCCTGTCAGTCTCTGCTGTCTCGCCCTTTCGCCCTGCACCATGTCTCTCATGGTCTGCACGACGAACGGCCTTGCCTCTTCCTGAACCTGCCTTGCAAGATATCTCCCTGCAAGGGCAGGGACAAGCCATCTGCTGGGATCTTCTTTGATCGCACGTTCCGAAACCGTAAAGATTCCTTCCGGGCCTTTCCTCGGCGCTCCCGGCTTGATCGGCTTCATCAGGGATTTTCTCTGAGGATAGACAGGTGCCTGCCCGTACCTGTCGA